TAAAAAGGCTGAAGTTTGTAAAGAAGAAATGGAAAAGTGTGGAGAAACTAAGGTTGTAGGTAAAGGTGAAGATCTAGAAAAGATCATGCCTGCAGGTGGAACTGGCGCTGGTAGCGTAGCTTCTACAGGTGGACCTTCTATTGCTTCTCAAATTGGTTTTGGTAAATCAGATAAGAAGGAATATAGCGGAGCTGTTGGCGATGTTGACCCCAAAATTATTTCCGACATGAAAGCTAAACTATCGAATTCGAAGAAAGATAAAAAATTACCTGACTTTCTTAAAAAGAAGAAGCTTAAAAAAGCTGACGGCGCTCCTCAAGCTCCTGAAGCTGCCGCTGGCTCTCCTTCTAATTCACCTCAATCACCTAAAGTGGCTGCTGGCGGATTACCATCAATTAAAAAACCAGAAGTGAAATAATATGGCTAAATACGATAAAGATCAAAGACAAGAAAGTATTTCTGAAAACGCCGCTGAAATAGCTGGCGCTGCTAGAAGAGCTGCTCATGCCGCTAAAGAAGCTGCTGAAGTTAAAGAAGATAGTAGAGAAGAGTTTCGTAAATTTTTTGCACAGAAGAAGTCAAAACTTAATCTGTCAGCTTCTTTAGAGTCAGTTGTCTGGCTTCATCTAAAAGCTTACGGTTTCGATAAAAAAGAAAGTTTCAGTTCAGGATTAAAACATTTCGGTATAGGAGAATAATATATGGCTCAAAGATTAACTACTTCATTCATCAATACAGTACGCCCCGGTGCGTATTTTGAAACAACCGTAAAATCAACTCCAGTTGGCGTTGCATCTAGTGGTAATATCGTAATTATCGGAGAAGCTGAAGCTGGTAACTCTGTTTCAGAAGATATCTTAAAAGATAACTACTTCACTCCTGATCAAGCAGATAAAGTTGCTAAGAAATATGTTTCTGGTTCTATCGTAGATGCTTTCAGAATTTTAGCTTCTGCTAGTTCTGATTCAGATATTACAGGTTCAGCTAACAGAATCTACATTGCTAAAACAAACACAGGTGTAAAAGCTTCTGCTGTTGTAGCTCCTGCTTACGGATCTTTACAGTCTAGTAATCAAGGTAAAGATGGTAATAAAATTTTCTATCAAATTACTCAGCTTCAATCTGAAGTTGGACCTTCTCAAGTAGGGTCTACAATTGCTAACTATGCACTTATTGCAGGTGCTCAGTTCGGTATTCGAGTAAACGGTGGCGCTCAAGTTCTTGTAGATGCTTTTACAGGACTTCCTGCTACTTTCGATACAGACGTTGAAGTTGCAGCTCTAATTGACGCTGCTCTTCCTGCTGGTGTGTCTTGTTCTGTAGACTCGGCTAATAAAATTAAAATCCAAGCTGACGTAGACGCTTCTGCTAACCAATCTGCTACTAGCAAAAGTTTTGAACTAGTAGAAGTTAGTGCAGGGGATCTTGCTGCAATTGGTCTTGTTGCAGGAGTTTCATCTTCTTCTCAAGAGCCACAAATTCAATTAGATGTAAAAAGAACTGATGTTAATCTTAACCAATCTTTCGTAGTAGACTCTGAGTCTGCTCTTGAAATTGGATATGCTGGAACTACAGCTACTGTTACAATTACAGCTACTTCTTTATCTACTGCCGTAACTGGCGGAGCTGGAGCTAACTTAAGCGTTCAGTTGAAGGATTTTTCTACTTGTAAAGACCTTGCTGATTTCATTAACTCTCAAACAGACTATGCATGTTCTGTAGTTTCAAGCTCTACTCAATCTCCTACTTCGATCCTTGATCAGGTAGTAGCTGCTGGTATCTGTTCTACAGCTTCATCTGCTAAACCTTGTAAAATTAAGAAATCTCTTTCTAACTGGAAGTCTAAGGTTTCTGAATCTTCTGCAGTATCTTTTACAGCTACAGCGGTTAAAGGTCTTCCTTCTGAAATGTCTTCAGTAGCTTACTTGTCTAACGGAGCTAAAGGCTCTACGACAGGCGCTCAAATTGTTGACTCTGTTGATGAATGTGAAACAATTGACGTTAACTTTGTCGTACCTCTTTTTTCAAGAAACGCTTCTTCAGATATTGCTGAAGCATTGACTGAAAGCGGTTCTACATATGCAATTTCAGCAGTTAACGCTTCTGTTAAGAACCACGTTCTTAAAATGTCTACCGCTAAAATTAAAAAACACAGACAAGCTTTCCTATCTATTTGGGATAGCTATTCAGCTACTAAAGTCGAATCTTCTTCATTAGCTAATGCTAGAATTTCTGTTTGTATGCAGAAGTCTACTCAAGTTAACAGCGCTGGTAACACTACTAGTTTCCTTCCTTGGTTCACAGCATGTGTTGCTGCTGGTATGCAAGCCGCTGGATTCTACAAAGCTATTGTTAATAAATTTGCTAACGTAATTAGTTTCACTGATCCATCTGGATTTGATTCTGGTTCACCGGGCGATATTGAAGACGCACTACTTGCTGGTATCTTATTCCTTGAAAAAGCTGTAACAGGTAATAAATGGGTAAGCGATCAGACTACATACGGCGTAGATACAAACTTTGTATATAACAGTGTTCAAGCTATGTATGCTGCTGATCTAGTGTCTTTAGATCTTACAGCTTCTTTCCAAACTGCTTTCGTAGGTAAGTCTCTTGCCGACGTTGATGCAGCTACAGGATTAGCTTTCTTGGCTTCTAAAATGACTAGCTATAAACAACAGAAGTTAATCGCTGCAAGTGACGACGCTCCTCTTGGATATAAGAATGCAAGTATTCAAATCAGCGGTCCTATCATGAACGTAAGTTGCGAGATTAAATTAAGTACTGCGATATATTTCATTCCTATATCTATTGAGGTATCTCAAGTTCAGTCTGCAGCTTAATATGGTTGTATATAAAATAACTAACCTCTTGAGTTTAAAATCTTATATAGGACAGACAACTCAAGAGGTTAGTGTAAGATGGAAAAATCATTGTAAATCAAGTAGGAAATCAGCTATATCGTTTGCTATACAAAAATACGGTAAAGAAAACTTTAAATTTGAAATAGTAGACAATGCCGATTCTATCGAAGAGTTGAATAGAAAAGAAATAGAATGGATAGAAAAAGAAGGAACTATATCGCCAATCGGTTATAATTTAAGAAGTGGTGGCGATAATTCTTTACATCATGAGGTAACTAAACAAAAGCAAAGTTTAGTTAAAATGGGAAATAAAAACCCTATGTTTGGTAAAAATCTTAATGATTACCTAACTTCAGATGAAATAATACAACGTAATGAGAAAATATCTAGAACTAAAAAAGGAAAACCTTCTAAATCTGGATTAAAATTAGCAGGACGAACTAAAGAACAGTTTGATTACTTAAAACAAATGGGTAATAAGCAAAGTTTAAAATATAGAAATGAAGGCAATCCTAATGCTAAAAGAATTGTTTTAAACGGTGTAGAATATTTGACAATGAAAGACGCCAGCTTAAAAACTGGTTTAAGTATGTATAAACTAAGAAAAATGTATCAAAATTATATTTTTGAGCATCAATAAGGAGACTATATGGCAGCTAAAGTATTTGTTGGGGCCAGAGCGAAAGTTTTTGTAGACAACGTATTAGTGGGAATCTTTGACTCTGTTGACTACTCGGTCAACGTAGGTGCGGAGCCTATTCATCTTTTAGGTCGTTATGGACCTGCTGAAATCACTCCAACAAGTTACGAAGCAGTTTCTTTAAACTGTTCAGGTTTCAGATTGATTGGTAATGGTGGACATATTCTTCCTAAAATGCCTAAGCTTCAAGATCTTCTTAATCTTGAATCGGTAACTCTTTCTGTATCTGATAGACAGAATCCTAACACTCCTATCTTAGTAGCTCAAAACTGTATTCCAGTTTCTTACAGTACTGGATATTCTGCTAAAGCAACTTCTAGAATCCGCGTTTCATACCTTGGCACAAAAGCTAGCGATGAGGCTGGTGATCAGAGTGAAGCTGGGGCTGTCGAACTTCCATAGTAGGTATTCAGAGGTTTCTCAGTGAAAAACGAAGAGATTATGTTTGATCTTATCAAAGAAGTTCGTCAAGAACAGAAAGAGATAAGAGAAGAAATACATGAACAAGGCGCTGTGTTTAAAGAGCATCTGGTAACAGACGCTCGAATGCACGAAGAGCTTTCTTTAATGAATCGTACCCTTATTTTAAATACTGAATCTCTGAAAGAGCATATGCAACAAACTATGCTTGTAAGAGAACAGACTGAAATTCTAAAGCAAATGTACGAAATTCAAACTAAACGAATCGACGATCTTATGAAGCCTCTTACTGTTAAAGACGTATTGACTAATTTTGCAAAAATATGTGGATGGGTAAGTGCGGTAGGCGGAGCAGCCTACGCAATAATTAAATTTCTATAATAAAAACAAAAAGTTATATGATTACTAAAGGAGTCCTAGACTCCTTTTTTTATTTTAAAAAGTAATCTTTATATAGGAAGCTAAACGGTTAGCTTCGACAGGGAACGGTAATGGCAATTGAAAGAAAGTGGGATAGAATTCCACCGCGAGCGTTCGCCCTAAACGGTGGAGCTAACGGATCGGTATTTCTAAATTCTACAAGAAATTTCAAAGTTAAACAGAAAGTAGTGGTATCCGCTACTGGATTGCCAGATCTTCCTTTAGAAGTTAAAAGAGTTATATCCCCTACCCAACTTATAGTCGGACCAGTCAGTTCCAAAATGACTGAACGACAAGACCTATCAGACTATCTTACGTCTATCAATCCTACAATTAGAGCTGAAGAGCAGGACAGACCCGGTATACCTACCGAGCAGCATGAACGTGCCGTTTACGCTGAAGAGCCTATTATGGCTAAGCGTACTATATCGGTAGACGAGTATGGTAACTACTATAATGACGCCAATCCTGTTGCCATCAAGCTACCTGACTCTACAACTAACTTTTTAAGCAATATCAGCGACGGTGTAGATAACATCGTCCCTAACCCATTTTCTCCACCTAAAGACGCAGACTCCTTGTATGTAGACAAAACTCTACCTACCATAGATGTTGTCTATTATAAGAAAAATGGAGTCACAATAAAATCAATTAAGATAACTTATACGACTTCTGTTAAGAACGAGATCGAATCGGTGGAAATTCTATGATTGCTTTTGATATTCTGACGGGTGAGTTAAAATACATAGAATCGGGGTCTAGCGCTCCAGAAGATGATTTCATTGAGTTTGGAGATAGAACTAGCGGAGATATTACCTTAGATACGGGTGATAGAATGTGTGACGAGTCTATTATAGATTTAAAGTTTAGGACTTAATAAATGGCGATTTTCCGTGTTCCTAAAATAACAAGTCAGAACAGGTCTCAGCTTTTGCTGGGTCGCTCTGAAATTGTATATGACACGGATAGAAACTCCTTCTACGGTGGCGACGGTGGAACTGTAGGTGGATTTGAAATAGGGAAAAATGTTGGTCTAAAAATAAAAACAGAAAGTTTTCTCCTGAATCAGGAGAATATCGACAATAAGAGTATTGTCTTGTCCAAAGAGCCTAACAATTCGAGCGATATTGTTTTCTTTCCAGAAGGAGGGATAGCGCAAAGAAACAACATCGACTTTAATGTTTCTACAAACGTTTTGAGTTGGGACGGGTTTGGATTAGACGGTTTTCTGGAAGTCGATGACGTTGTTAATATAACATATTATTATTACTAGGAGGTAATTAGTATGGCTAATCAAATTAAAAAGAAGTATTTAGGTCCAAACTCGGTAGACGGGTCGAAGATCAAACTTCTACAAAACGAATCTTTAAAAGGCGTAAATGACCAAGGTCAAGACGTAGATCTATTAAAGATTTCACCAGACGGTAAAGTTCTTTCCACAGGAAAGGAAATTGCTTTTAAAGAAGACTTGACTATCGAAGAACTAGCAAGAATTGCTGGTGACGAAGATCTTCAATCTCAATTAGACTCTGAAGAGTCTGCTCGCATTGCTGGTGATTCTGCTGAAGAATCTAGAGCTATGGCTAAAGAAGCTAGTTTACAGTCTGATATTGACGCTGAGCAATCTCGTGCAATGGCTGCTGAATCTGGTTTACAATCAGACATTAACAGTGAAGAATCTCGTGCCTTAGCTGCTGAGTCAGCTTTAGGTTCTAGAATTGATAGTGTTATCAGTAATTCAGATCCTGCGGCTTTGGACAGTTTGTCTGAAATCGTATCTGCTTTTGAAGCTGCTGATTCTAACTTAAATGGAGCTATTACAGCTCTTGGAACTGCTGCATCTTCTGCCTTAGGTGTAGAAGTTGCTCGTGCTCAAGCTGCTGAAGCTGGTTTACAGTCTTCAATTGACGCTGAAGCTTCTCGTGCTGAATCTGCTGAAGCTAGTCTCCAGTCTTCAATCGATGCTGAACAAGCTCGTGCTGAATCTGC